TCTTCATGAGTAGTCTCATAAAACTTTTGAAAAGGATTAATATCAGCACGGTATAGAATTTCCGCTCTAAGATAGTTGCCAACGCCATTAAAGACGGTTTGGTCCATTAGTACTTCACATAAGTCAGAATGTTTATCTCGATTGACAATTTTCTTTGCTCTATTTTTATTCAGTGTATCTGTCAAGTTTAAACTAAATTTTTCGTATTCAGTAAGTGGGCATGGTCCACGATTACTGCTCCAAGTTTTTACCCATTTCCATTTAGCGAATCTACGAACATCTATCATTCCTAATATCCCGCCGTCATCAGTAATAAACCGCAAATGCATATGTTTTAAATATTGGTCTCTGCCTTCGGTTATATCGTCAGATAAATAAACCCATGTTCCACTCATACCCAATGTTACTAACATTGTTTTAGTTGCTGAACCATTAATGTCTCCGCCAATCTTTTCGCATTCAATTAAGATTTCCTTGCCGCGTGATTTTGCTTTAACAGTAAACGCTGCTTCATCCCACGTGCTTAAGTAAGTTTTTACTTTTGATTCCGGTGATTTTTCAATTCTAATAAACTTTCTTCCGTGAGCATATTTTGTAATAAACTCAGATGTTATTTTTACTTCTGCTAATTCAGGCATATTTATACGAGTTTTCCTATTAGTGTTTCTGGACTATAAATTTTATAAAGTTTCTCTCCCATAAGAATCATTGTCTTTACATCTTTTTCACAGTATGTAACGATTCTGTCAAGTTCCTCATTCCAATAAGTTGAATGAACTTGACTTCCATCAATATCATCCTTTGGAGTAGGAATACCCATCGAGTATGCAGCATCTTCAAATGTAACATCAAGACTGCTGTTTGATTTCCAAATATCTTTAAGATCAACAACACTTACTTCCCAAGGTTTCTTTTCATATGTACTTAATACTGTTGGAACTTGTATACCGTGGATTAAGCATTTACGAACTACCCAAGGAACATCAAAGTTTTTAATATTCCAGCCAATAGGTATCATATTATTGCTTGCGGATTTGTAAAAAAGAGTTGCGATCTTTTTCATCATTTCTTTTTCATCACCTTCATTACGAATAGTAGATATTTGCATATCGCCGTCTTTCCAAATACCGTAAGATAAACAAGCAATTTGTCCAAACTCTGGAAAAAGTGAAACTTGTTTTGCATATGCTTCAGAATGATCATTATACTTTTCGTAATTAATACGAGTCATTTTCTTTTCCCAGATGTTTGCACCTTCGGGATCCGATTGTTTAAATGAACTGTAATCTTTGTACTTACCGATTGTTTCTATATCAAAAAACAGTAATTTTTTTAAGTAGGCGTGTGTAAACATATGTGTTATTTTATGATGAATTTAAAATTTATTCCTTTGGCTAAGCATGCTTTTTGTTTTTCTAAGTTTCTGTTTAAATGTTTTTCATAAGTCCAATGACTTTTTACTTCTATTATTAAATGTTCACTTATAATGTAAAAATCTGGGAAGTAACGAGAAACTTTATTTTCAAAAGTATAAGTAATATGACCAATATATTCATGTATATTTTTAACACCAATTACTATGTCCGATTCTTCATATATATTTAAAAGATCCATTAATACCCACGGTTCGTATCCTTGCAGTTTTGCTATTTTTCCAGAAGGTAATGTAAAATTTTTATAAGCATACCCTCTGCTAATTGTCTTTTCAGCATATGATGTGTCATTCCATTTTTCTGTCATGGTTGCAGATTTTTTTGCTTTAACATCCGGTCTATTTTGTATTTCTTTTTGTAAGATACTACTTTTTTGTTTATATTCATCAGTTGACATATATTCTTTATGTATATCTGATATCTTTTTCTTAAATAAAGGATCACTCCAGGTTTTCTTTAATGAACATATTTTGTTATTTCTATAAGTGGAATCATTCCATGTGCTATTTAGCAATGTACTTCTCGATTCTTTATCTTCCCACCTTTTCTTAAAGGCTTTAGAATGTTTTTCTTTTGTTTCTTTTCTGTTATGCAGTTCTTTTAATTTTTTATTGTATTCCAAGTTACCTGTCCTAGCTTTTATAGAACACTTGTGTGAGCAATATTTTTGTTTGTGTTTTATATTTTTTTTATTATAAAAAACGGTTTCGCATGTTTCTAAAGCACAAACTTCTTTTATTAAGTTCTCTTCCATTTTTGATATTGATATTTTAGTTTATATATCAATGTTTCTATATCGAAAAACAACAGTTTCTTTAAGTAGGCTTGTGAGAACATATTTCCTTTATTTATTATATACACTCAAGTTAAATGGTTTTGTAAAACTCTTTTTTAAATCTGAATAAAATTAATATCAATTAAAGTTAAGGGGGTAGTATAGATAGAGACTTATAACAAGGAATAAGACTTAAGTAAGACAAAGCATTAAGACCTAAGTAGGACTAAGCTTCTATCCTCTTAAAAAGAATTAAGAATATATACTAAAACTAATAATATGGAAATAAATAAAGACAATAAATCATTTGATGATTTGAAACTACAACGAGATCTAATTGATGCTCCTTGGGTAAAGTGCGAATGCGGTGGTATGATGTATGAAGAAGTGACAATGTTTAAACGACTATCTTCAATTCTTAGCCCAACAGGAAATACTGAAAACATTCCTGCTCGTGTTGTAATCTGCAAAACATGCCAATTAGTTCCTAAATGGTTTTCGGATCTTGTACCAGAGATTCCTGTAGAGATTACAACATCATGCGCCGAACAATCGAAATAAATAGCTATCCTCAATCTTTAGAATGTTTATCTATTAGGGATTCTCTTGTAGGTTCACTTGGAGTTTTTACATCGGAGGATATCCCAGATTTCATGTGTATAGAAATAGCGAAGGCTGTTATCTTTCCAACAGGAATTTACCACCATTCTCTAAAAACGAGTATGGAAACGGGTATTCATCCTAAAAGTTTAGTAATTGACCAATATGTTATTGGTTGGTCTGCTGACCAGGTATGCATTCCATTGGGAAACGTTAGTATGTATAATCATTCTGACACTCCTAATTGTGAATTTATCAAACTAACGGAAACGGGATGTGTAGGTATAGTTACTGTCAAACCAATTAAGGCCGATGAAGAACTAACAGTATCTTACGGCGCGACTTGGTTTGACAGTAAATGGTATGTGGATAAGGTTATCCTTTAGTTGGTGGATTCTTTTCTTCCCACTCATCAAAAGTTTCTTCAATTACCATTACAATAGGATCACGTACAATATCAGCGCGATCAAAAATCATAGTACCAATATCAGGTTTGTCTTGAAATAGTTTCACAACAAGATCCAGTGACGATAGTTTAGGATTCTTCATATCTACCTGTTTGGTATCACCTGTAATAATCATCTTGGTATCAGTTCCAATACGAGTCATGGTACTTCTCATATTTTTCTGGGTGATATTTTGCGCCTCGTCCACAATAATGATTGCATTATCAATAGATCGCCCGCGAATATATGCAAGTGGTAAAACTTGGATTAGTCCTTGGTCCATCATTATTTGCGTAATGCCTTCACCAACAAGTTTATGAAAGTTATCTAAGAATGAAATTGTATAGGGAAACATTTTTTCTTTGATGTCACCCTTTAGGAATCCCACTTCTTCACCTTCAAGAACAGTTACACTTTTGACAAGTATAATTCTTCTAAAACGTGGATCTGACTTTAATAACTTAAGAGCTTGAGCACACGCAAGATATGTTTTACCCGTACCTGCTGGACCTGCTGTTACGGTTATTTTATTGTCAATAATTAAATGAACAAATTTCTTTTGGTTTGCGTTCTTGAACTTAAAATCAATATTTAGCTTTTCAATACTAAATCTTGAATTGTTTGGTGGAGTATAATTAGCAGGAAACGTTGCTTCAAATTCTTCATCAGAGATTCTTTTTGTTTTTCTATTTGCCATAAGCTTTATATTTTTTTACCAATATCCACCTGGACATTCGCATTCTTCACAAAGAACTTTTTTGTCTATACGACAACCGCAGCCTCTGAACGGTTTTTTGTTTATGTCCATCCCAGTATTTTCTGATGAGCATTTAAACCCTTTGCGAATTTTGCAATCAGTACATACATTCATTCGAGCTTCTCCAAGAAGCTGCATCTCTTCATTCAATAAATTGAAAGATTGTAAAAAGCCGTTGAACCAGCCTTCGGTAATATGTTTTAGGGACATATATTAAACTTTAATAGTTTCTACTCTAACGTCTTTTTCCTTCTCGATTTCCTTTGCGAGTTTAAGGTTATCGTCATTATCATCAAAGAAAATAAAATCGTGGTACCCTTGTTCTACAAGTCCAAGTATTGCTTGTTTTTTCTTTTCAGCAACAGATCCTGTAAACCCATATTGAGAATCATTAACAGCGATTACCAAATCAGGATGAATGTCAACACCATTACTTAAAAAGAAATCACGAATAAGTTGGGACGATGATCTCGCAGTTACAATACCCACATGTACACCACGTTTGTAGTAGTCTTTAAGTTTTTCGTAAACATGTTGAATAAACTCAGACTTCTTTAGAACATCAGCACTCTCAAAATCTTCAAACGACAAGACAGATTTTTTAGATGGCTTAAAGAAATTAAATTCGGCTGGGGTAAGTTCTTTAATAACATTACCTGTTTTGGGATCTAAAACTTTTATCTTAGCACTACTAATTATTAGAGTGTCGTCAAGATCAAACATGACAAGTTTCCCAGATTGTTTCCCTTTTATAGTTGCTTCTTTTATCATCGTATTATAAGTAAACTTTCTTCTGACCACATAGTAAACATTTTCTTTTGAGTATCAAAAATAGTACATACACTCCATCTCCACGAACCGCCGGTTAAACCCCAAGTTGAAAAAGGGATATTATATGACGGAGTAGTAATAGTTGTTATATTATCACTATAGTATATATCTCCAGGCAGATTAGATCCGTCTCTGCGTACTCTTACAATAAATTGTGTACCCATCTGTGTCTCATCAATCCAAGTTAATAAAGCACCGGTTGAATTAACATTGAGTGACTCCAGATTAATTGGTGGATTCTCTAATGGATTTGTATCAGATCTAAACTCATCACGACTCCATATGTATTTATCACCCTTCTCAACAAGGTATGGGTCGCCTTCGGTAACGACGCATGTTAAACGATATCTTTTAGTTATTTCCCCCATGTTCTTTTTATTTAATTATCCCCCGGGAAAAATTCCCTCAATATGTGGGCGCTGGATTATGATTTCGCAATCATTACAGGTAATCAAGATTCCACGATTTCGCCATTGTTGCATAAACGCATCGGCCTGTTCTTGTGTTACGCCTTGAGCACCAAAGAAATCCGCGATAGTACATAGTTGTGAAGATCCACAGATGCTACCAATTTCCACAATTCCTGTCTCAAACAACATGGCGGCGAGTGTCCCGCTTAAATATGTTTGTAGATCATTCCAGCACGTTGCCATATTACTCTCGGATGGGCTGCAGACGGTTCCTCCATTCTCTTCTATAAGTGCAGTGAGTACATCCAACCTTTTTTTATCTGCTACGATACTAATACAGCAATCGGGCAAAATTCCGCCAGAATTCAAATAGTTACTCAACAGGTCACCTGTAAGTAACATATACGTAGGTATTCCATCAGTATTACAATCAGGGCAGCACATATTTTGATTTGTCTGTGCCCATCCATTTGATAACATATATCCAAAATTTTCTGGTAATGTATTATTTCCAAACGTTCCTAATAAATCCAATGCATAACAAAGTGGATTAGTACAATGTTCGGGTTGTTGATTTACAGTTATGTTACAGCCGCAGTTACTCATAGTTTATATATTTTTAAATGAAACCACCAAATGTTATTGTCCAGGATTTTGGCGGAGTAGTTAGAATGCTCCAGCCGAGTACAAAACCACCAGCAAAAGTAGCATTAATAGTTCCAAAGTCAATATTAACACCAGGTTGTAATGTTAATGTTGCCCATGTATTAAAAATTGCATCAAGATACGCAGTAGGATAGTTTGCACTTGATTTGTCATGCATAAAGTTTGTAAAATTGCTCACGTTGGATATGTTCCAATTGCTGATGTCTTGTTGGAAACCATATGCATTATGAAACATATATGACATAGTAGTTACTGCGCCAGTATTCCAACTGTTAATTGTGTTAGACCCTCCATTGTTAAATACTGTTGCGTTATAAAACATATATGACATGTTAGTTACAGCTCCGGTATTCCAACTTCCAATGTTTTGATTGAACACAGATGCTGCTGAAAACATAGAATTCATGCTCTGAACACTTGAAGTAACCCAACTTCCTATGTTTTGATTAAACGCAGATGCTGCATAAAACATAGAATTCATGTTCTGAACACTAGATGTATTCCAACTTCCTATAGGTTGGTTAAAAGTAGATGCTCCTGCAAACATACCAGACATGTTCTGGACAGCTCCAGTATTCCAACTTCCTATAGGTTGATTAAAAGATGATGCGCGAAACATATTAGACATAGTAGTTACTGCGCCGGTATTCCAACTGTTAATTGTGTTAGACCCTCCATTGTTAAATACTGTTGCGTTATAAAACATATTAGACATAGTAGTTACTGCGCCGGTATTCCAAGTACTGATGCTTTGATTAAATGCAGATGCATTAATAAACATAGAACTCATTTGAGTTACTGCACCGGTATTCCAACTTCCTATAGGTTGGTTAAACGCAGATGCTCCTCCAAACATAGCAGACATATCAGTTACTGCACCGGTATTCCAACTTCCTATAGGTTGGTTAAACGCAGATGCTCCTCCAAACATAGCAGACATTTCAGTTACAACTCCGGTATTCCAACTTCCTATAGGTTGGTTAAATGCAGATGCTCCTGCAAACATATTAGACATATTAGTTACAGCTCCAGTATTCCAACTTCCTATAGGTTGGTTAAACGCAGTTGCATTTTGAAACATAGCAGACATGTTCTGAACAGCTCCGGTATTCCAACTTCCTATAGGTTGGTTAAATACATTTGCATCATAAAACATATTACCCATGTCCTGGACAGAACCAGTATTCCAATTATTAATTGTAGTGGACCCGCCGTTATTAAATATGTATGCGCCCAAAAACATTTGATTCATAGTTTGAACATTACTAGTATTCCATGCACCTATATCCTGATTAAAATTTTGAGCATTGCAAAACATAAAACTCATATCATTAACACCTGATGTGTCCCATAAATTTACACCACCTATTGTTGTTAATGAACTGCAGTTATTAAACATTCCATTTAAGTTGTTTGTTCCTGTCAAGTTCAGAACATCGATTACACCCGACAAATCTAAGTTAGCGCATCCAGCAAAATATCCTCCGTCATTTCCTAATTGTAAACTTCCCCATTGAGTAATGTTTAATAATTTATTGTAATCTCCAATCAGGCTGAAACTCCAGCCATTAATTGTTCCTGTTATCGTAACCGTGTACTCACCAGGATTTGAATATGTGTGCGTAGTTTCGGCCTGATTCCAAGCTGTGATAGTATCAAAGTTTCCGTCCCCCCAATTTACAACAAAATTATATGTTCCACTTGGTGTTAGCGGTAATATTATTTGATTATTTCCCGAATCACCTTCATTTGTTGTTGCCCACCTTGATACGAATCCTTCAACTGGAACTGGATTAAACCCTTCAATATTGGAAATATGAATACCTGTTTCATCACAGTAAATAACAATACCTTGATTCATAATGTCTACAAACCAATCTGTTCTAAGCTCTTCAGGTATCAATGCAAGAAACGTATTTAGTATGCATAGAGATGTGTTCCCGCCAATCGTTGAATATTCAACGATTCCCATAGATAACAACGCAGTGTAAGTTTGAAAACGGTTTTGGTCAACTGCATCAAGTATTGCATCGGCGCATTGAATAAAATCTGTGTCAGGACAACAAGCTGGCGGATTGATAAAATTTTCTTTTATGTACTTTTCTAATTTTTCAAACGGAGGAAGTAACATTTTGTTGTCTAAACAACACGGTTCAGTGAAAATTGGATACAACCCGCTGTCATTAACTTTATCGGCAAAAACCGCAAATGCTTCCGGTGTACCTAAAAAGTAAGGTTCGCAATCAGGACAGCAATATGATCCACTTGGTAAAAGTATACCTTCGGTCATCATATCCGTAAAATTTTGTCGATCCTCCTCATAGTCACCAGAGAATACAAAATTATCAAATACATACGTCAGCGGATTAGTACAACTTGCTACAATCTCTTCAATATATTTAATGTAACCGCGAACATCGTTATTGTAATTTGGCTTAGCCGAGATAGACAGGAAACATACATTGCCTCTACAATAATCTTGCCAATAAGGTCTTAGCCCAACTTCATTAACAATTGTAACTAACCAATACACATTATCAATCGATGGCGTAACACTTTCAATATGCCATGTACCTACAGGTATTTCACAATCTGATGTAAATGAATTAATAACATCTCCAGGCTGGGGTGTAAATTCAGGATATTGTTCTATGTAGATTAATAAGTCAAAATTATCACCAATACAAAAATCCCAGTGCTCCTCTCTCGATTCTTTTCTACAATATGTAACGATATTATTGTTTTCATCAACGATGGTAACATCCCAATAATACATACCAAAACCATCAGGACCGGTTGGACCAGTAACAGTACTTATGTAGAAATGTTTAGCTCTGTGTGCACAACAGAGTGCTGAAATCGCCTTTTGCAAATCTCTATCCAATTCCCAACCAATAGCATTACTAAAGAAAAGCGGGTCAGTACTTCCAACAGTGAAATGCGAATCTCCCATTATGGGTGGAAACTGTATCCATGCATCATAATCCTTGGCACATATCTGATAACTTGTAGAGTAATCAAAACATATCTCCTCTCGTTTAGCAACTTTTTTAATTGTAAAAAAGTCATTGGTATTTATAATGCTAAAACCGTAATCTGGTGGAACAGGATCTCTAAAAACTAAATCAATTTCATATACCCATTCACCTTTGCGAACCAACTTATCAAGATCAACAATGCTCTCTTCATAACGATTATCTAAAGGATTCGTAGCATCAGGATAACTATTTTTGTCTATCCAATCACTTGTGTATATGATACCAGACTTTTTACCATCAATAGCATTTGTCGGCGGGTTATTATTTTCTATGCCGTCAAATCTTTGTAAAAGTTTTGATATCTTATCACGAGTTTCTATATTATTTGTCTTATTCCTCATCGTAAACGGTTATGAATTGTTTCTTTTCTTTGGTACCTACGTTTCCGTTTGTATCAATAACTGATAGTTCAACATTGTATTTTCCGGGATGCGAAAAAGTCCACATGATTTCTCCATCAACAGTTTCAGCAAGATTAAGATAATCTTCCTCAGTTAATTGTTCACTAATTCTCCAACGGAATCCCGTTTTACCAGATATCTTACAGTTATCAGGAACTAACAAGACCGATGATCCTGTTGGTATTCTAACTTCATTATAACCTATTTTAGTTTCTTCATATGACCAACTTCCGCAGATACTTCTTTCATATGGGAGTCTGAATGATTGCCAACGATTATCCGTAGAATCATAATTGAAATTCAAGTTTGCTGATGGATACCAACCAGCTTCACCAGAAGGATTTTGCCCTTCATAAAAATATGTTTGTAGGTTAGGATATCGTAAAATTAATCTATCACGCCCCCCTTGATTTCCGCCTACTAATGCATCAGTTAACCATGAACCCATATTTCCAAGAGGGAATGTATGACAAATAGTTACTTGACCAAGATCTAAACTATCATAGAAAAATACCCCGTTGGTTCCGTTTAGGAATCCTAAAGAATCCGCACCTGGACTTTTTGCCGTTGATAAGATTCTTTGTGTTAACGCAGATCCTAAAATTAATTCTATTCTTTGTGTTAATGTTTCAGTAATTGCAGAAGGCGTGATTCCGTCTTCTTGTACAAGATCTAATTGAAAACCACCAGGTACAATCGTAATCGCATTAACTTGTGAGTTATAAGGAATACCTAACCCAATCATAGTATCGCCTACGGTTACCCCGGCTATGTCATCAACGATTATGAATGTATCACCTAATACTTGTGTACTATTTACGCGTTTTGTGTATGCAGGATCAAACTTATAATAGAATCTAACCATTCCGCTATTATCAGTTGTGATAAGTTCTTCATAAGCAAATCTCCATGTATATGGAATTGAAAGAGATCCAGTAATTGTCTGAAACTCAAATATTGGTTCATCGTTATACTGAATTCTTCCATTTGGCGCAACTGTATCAAGAATCCATCCGCAGTAAATGCTTTCGTGATAACTTAACGTATCCCATGTTTGAGAACAGTATTGTGACCATCTATTTTCATTTGTGTTTTCCCAACGTAGGATTAATGTACCTAATCGTTGTTCAGCATAATCTTCGTCAAAGTCTCGTGAACATGCTACAAATGATCCCGCCGATCTGCCCAATTCATAATCAGTATCATTAACAGTGACAAGTGTATTACCTGTTACTGATGAAATACCTGTATTGATGATTTCCAGCGCAAAGTCTCCTGAAACAATACCATGATCATAAAACCATATAGCATTTTCAGATATTTGTAATGGTGTTGGTGGAAATGATGTAGAATCAAAAGATGCGGCTGCTGGGTGTGTATTAAAGTTCATTTCTAAACTTATAGCAGGGCCAGCAGTTGGATAAGCATTATTTACTCGTGTTGGGAAAACGGCATATTCATATTCACACCAAGTTGTGTAACCTGCTGTAGATGCAATTGCATTAAATTCACTCAATCTTCCGCGGTCAATTGCTTCAACATCAATTTCTACAATACAAGATCCGGGCTCTTGCCAAATATTCCATGTCGGACCTGACGTACTGAAGTTTTCATAAATATGAATAGTTCTTAAACGCTGTTCATATACAATATTACCAAATGAATCTTCTACAAAAACAGTTATGATTGTAAATCCTGGACGAATCTCATTAATAGGATCCGCTGATGTTATCAGTGCAGGTAATGCAGTTGGTGTTTTGTTAATGTAAAGTTTTCCGATATAGTCAGAAGGATTTCCTGGATATGGACCTTCAAGCACGGGTCTTAAATTCCATATAGAACTCATTATCGCGGGATTCCAATTCAAGTTTCCGTTTGACACATGGTAATCACGCAGTCTGTATAATTGACCAATTTCATTAACTTCTGTAAACCTTACATCAGTAGCATATGGTGCTGGGAAGTTTAAAACTTGATGTAAACCTGGTAATGGATTATCGGTAACACTTAATACTGGGATTCTAGGAACTTTTGGTATATCATCAGCACCTGTAATTTTTACCCAATTTCCAATCTTAAACCCTTCGAGATTATTGACTGCATCATAAATAGCATTACCATAGATTTCAATGATACCTTCAACTTCACGTAATACATCCCAGCTAGTGTTTAAGCCATTAGGTAATGAAGTAGTTACTGTTATTTCAGTTTGTGCAGGCACAGAATAGTCAGCTGATGAAACTTGGTATTCAAAAATATTCAAATCTCGTCTTAGGTAAATTCTATCACCTGCAATTAATTCCGGTCTCACGATTTGATTCTCGACTATAAAAGAATTTGTAGACATATTAAAAGAACGAATCGCACCTTCTTTTAAATCATACGCTGAGATTCTTTCAATCTGAAAATCTGTACATGGCGGAAAATTATAATCATTAAGATTATCAATTTCACTCGTCTCTAATGAGTTCCATCTTACCACAGATTCATCCCATGTAGTGTTTACGTAAATAGGATTAACCCATCTACTAAATATTTCATCCCATGAAACGGGTGTATCGTTTAATAATGAATCATTAACCGGTAAAGGAGGTGCTGCAGAATTTCCACCATTCAATGATACCGTAGTAGGTAATTGTTGTGGCGGTGGTATTCCAAACTCTTCCCACGTATCTCTACAATCACTATAACGTGTGATGTATGAAAAACTTACTTGTGGTAATTGAACATTAATGTAAGTATTTTTGTATTCGTTGGTAAAATTATTATCAGTATCATACAAGTACATATCCACATCATATTTTCCGATGTAAGGTAACATTACTTGATATTTCTCCAGACTACCCACAGACCCACGAATCGTTTTAGTGAACTGTTGATTTTGTGGTGATTCTGTTAATAAGAATCTCCACTCCATTTCATAATAGTCGCCTTTACCAATATTTTCCCAGCTGTATAACGTATTTGTAATACCGCCATCAACCTTAACGTCAGGATCCGCATAATATCCAAAACCTAATGTTACTGGTGTAACTGAGATTACAGAACCATTAAAGATAGTACATGATGCAGATGCAGAAAAACCACCGCCACCCGTGATTGTTATTGTCGGCGCTGTTTTGTAACCAACTCCACCATTAACAATAGTGTAACCAATTATTTGACCGGTACCACTTGGCAAATACGAAACAATTGGTTCAATAGTAGCTTCTTCGCTACCTTCAAGTGATTCCCATGTATATGGACTTGCATCATCCCATGTAACATTAAAAGAAGTACATTCAAGATTTACAATTGAACCAACAGGAACATTTGGAGAATCATTTAATTCAACAGAGTTATCATAGTTAGAGAAATAACCAACAAGATTGTTATTTGTAAGTTCATTAAGTTTTAAATCTAATGTTGCATCAGTGATACCTACTGGTGAAAACACATATGTAGGTTTATTAATGTATCCTAAGCCGTATTGACTTATTCTTACGGAATCAATATTATATGTAAGTAATGTAGATAGAATTTCTATACCTGACCCTGCACCAGGCGCGTATGATGTACCAACGATAGTCGTAACATATGATTGGTTAAAAGTAGCAGGCAATGAAGAATAGTTAGATCCTTGATATGGACCTACAATCACGTCACATGAAGTAACATCACCAAGACCACCAATAGCTGTAACAATAACTCTAATCGGAGAATCGCAAACACCGCCACCTAATGTAATAATGTCGTTTACATTATAATTTATTCCACCGTTAGTTGGAACGATACCTAAAACAGCATCAGCTTTTACTCGCGGTAATCCAACAGTTGCTTGTAGAGAATCCCCTACAATAGTTAAACTAGGAATACTTGAATAACCAAATCCTTCTGCAAGAACTTCTATACCTTTTACATCCCAAGTACTGTAATACTTGTTGATAGAGGTATCATCAGCAGGATTGGGTAAATTTCGTGTTGGGTCAATAATTCTTAAATCTCTAACATAAACATTCTGAGAATCAGCTACGAAATCTGCGGTATTTGTTGGTGTGATTGTAAAAATACTCACATCATCTTTCCATGCATTGATTGTGTAGCGTTCAAAGTAAATACCTTCACCTACAATATCAACAATTTTTGCATTTAACGGAAGGAACTTTTCTTTTAAGTATTTCTTTAAAGCAAAAAGTTTAATTAAGACTTCTTCATTAGTGAATACAAATGCATCCTCAGTTTGAGGTGTCCCGAAAGAATCGTATGTACCGTCCTCACGTGTTATGTCATAATACAATCCAAAGAGAGACGTTTTCTTATAAACACTATTAGGAAGTAATGCAGCATTTTCAGCAACACCGGCAGATTGTCCTTTTCCTTTTAATTGTAAAGGGATCTGTGTTTTCTTATAACGACCAAAGTAAACATCATTTTTGTCAATGTTCAGCCAATATTCTTTAATTCTTAAATCAGGATAACCAAACCAATTAACGATATTGACTAAACCTTTGTATGATCCTAAGTATGGAAATATGTTTGCATATTCGAGAAGTAATTCTTTTCGTTTTACATTTAACAATTCAAAGTCAGGATATGATTCATTAACATCAGAATCTCTGAAAATCATTTCTTCACTAAGATTGATTCTTTGACCAAAAGTTTCTAACAGATCACCTAATCTTTCATCTTCCCCAACACTTTCAGCACGATATGATATTTGAGCAATTAGTTTTGGGCTATATGGTAGTGTGACATCAGATATAACAACATTCTTAATAAAGATAGCTTCATAATCAGCTTGGAATCCAAGATTGATTTGAATACTATCAGAAACCGGGCTATTTTTTATCCCTCTAATATATTGTCCGTTTGTAGTACCAGCATACCCATCACCGTATAAAGATCCGTCAGTTGGAGTAAGATATAAATCAGTTCCAGGTTTAATCGTTGGATAATCTACATTATAGTCAATCGTATAATAGAAAATCTCCGAATCTCCATTTAAAAATGAACAGCTCAATTTAGGAACAACACCATATCCAAGACCGACACCAGTAGTAGGTGGAAACGTAACAGCATATTCGATAAAAAAAGAATCCTTGGTTACATAACTTACAAAATAATTTCCGTCATACGGAGATCCACCGTATAATCTAAATTCCATCCCAGCAATCATAGGATGTCCAATCTGCGTAAACTTTATGTATTTCCCATCACCTTCATATGTAGTAAAAGAATACGGACCGTACTCATCCATTCTAGGATATGTATAAGCATAATTACCGGTGTTTGCATCAAAGACCTCTTCAAGAATAAATATTTGCTCTGATTCAATTAGATTAACAGAAACTTTATCAAAATACGCTTCACCATTCCATGCAAGATTGGGATACGGCCAATTAGTATTTTGTGTAGATGGTGGTATAACAAAAGCGGTGATAACACCTGCAGTGATTGTTAAATCACTGGGATCGGTGTCCCATATAATCTCTCCATTCTGTACATCATTATATCTGAATGATAAGTAGGTTGCTGCGCTATAATTATTTCCGCCATTTGCAATTTCAACATGGAATATAGTTCCATTTGAATTAGTGGTCGCAACTAAAGACGCGCCGTATCCTCCAACTTCTGTAGGATCAACGACAACAATCTTAACACCAACAAGTGGGTTAAGATTCATATTGTTACCCTTCTTATCGAAGAATTGCCATTTGTTAGTTACTATCATTAGTTAAATTTCTTGTACTTTTTACCTACCGCATAATTATACGATCTTTTAATATCTTTAACTTTATCAATCATATATGCATATAAAATAGAGAACCTATTTATAATCTCACCACGAGTTTTATCTTGTAGTATATAGTTAGATACACTGCGTTCAAATAATTGATCTTCGTAATCATAGCCGTAGTTTTTAATATCATCTTGCATGTGTTCAGCATAATCATAATAACTCTTCCTAGCTAAATTAACGGTTTTTATATTTTTTTCTAATGCCATTACTTAACGATATTTTCAATATTAATTCTGTGCATTTCAAGATTAAGATTCACAATGGTATCTTTTCCGTATGTGATATTAATGCTTGATGTTTTTGATTGTGAAGTACTATCTTCAAATACAATACCATTTCTATCTTGCCATCCTCCGCGGATAATTGCAAGTTCACCTCGTGTAATTACGACATCCCCAAACGCATCAACACCAACATCTGGTTTCGATACATTATTTGGGTCGGACTTAAATAATTCATTCTTTTCAGATATAAACCAAACATTTACGGAGTCAACACCTTCTACACTTTCAATGATACGTATTAGGTCAGATTTAGGAAGACGATCTCTACGACGATTAGCTAAAAAGTAATCACTACTTTTTGATATTATTTGTTGTGTAATGTTATCTTTACTATAACCTTCGTATGCAATAACGCTAACGTTCATAACATATTTAGAAAGTAATGGGTCAAGAATCTTTAATACAGTCGTTAGTATTTTCTGACCACTATTTTCAATTAAATCATATACTTTTGTTTTCTCTGCTGCAGTTAATGTAAATAAACTAACCGGAATTGTAAAGTAATCATCGGAAGAATTCTTTCTCTTATTAATATCAGGTATTAAGAAAAGATAGATTATATTATCATCAGATACATCATTGTCATTAAACGTAGTAAATGCATCGATGACACTAAAGAAATTAAACTTTTCTAAGAAATAGACGTACGAATCAGAATTAGCCAGGACGTAAGCTCTACTTGTTTTTGGAGCAAGCAATTTTGTCATTTCTAACGGTTCTTCGTCTGAACCGAAAGAAACAAGTGTTTTCATATCAATTTTGGTAATTTCATTTAAATCAATATCATTACCTAATACATCAAACCCAGAATCTTTAAACTTAAAGTCAATCGGATCTTCGGTATTAATATTACCAGCAGCACCTGCGGTAGTTAAATATTCTACACGAATCGTTGCTCCTTGTTCAGGAATTTTACCAAAGTATTTATTACCAAAAAATAAATCAATTCCGCCATTCTGGCCTGTCTTAACCACACAACCTGCACCCTCATATGGAATGTCATAAATGGAATCATAAACTTTCCATTCAGAATTGTTTACATAAACCTTAACAAAAAAGTTATCAACACGATAAGCTTTCTTAACAGTGATTGAATATGATTGTAGAGCAGTTCCAGTACTTGTTAATGATTGTGCTTCAACAGTTCCTTGTATTACATTAACATCGACATAATTGTGACCTTCAAGAGTTAATCTAACTTCTTGGTCTTTCAATAAAATAAGATAGCTTAAACCATTACCGCCATTTGTTAATACTGTATAATTAGGTATGATGACAGTATTTCCATACATATCAATCTTTTTCCCATTATATGTTAAACGAAGTGTTCCAGTTGCTGCAATAGATCTTGTGGGATTATGACCAGCCAAACGAGCCAATCCACGGATACTACGATCACGTGTTGCTGTTAGCATATTTAATTCTGTAATCGAATCCTCTACGTAGTAAAGAACTAATCTTCCCATATTCAGCGCAACTTCTAAAAGCTGTCCGTATGGAGATGCGGAAGTGAATACATTTGAAGTTTGCGAATACTTATTTTGTAAGTAATCTCGTGCATCATTGTATAATTGTTCGTACTTAAGTCTATTAAGTTTAAATATCTCTAAAGCCATTTATTATCGTTATTTTGCAAAGATGCCAAGTGCTCTTGTACCATCAATATATATATCTATGAATGCTGCGTCACGCACAGATCCAGGCACGAAATTTACATTGACTGTGATATTATAAACTCCAGACTCAGGAATAAATTCTGATATCTGATACAATATTTTTCCGTTAAGTTCTCCGTTATTGAGTCCGTACTCAAATAATAACCGTTCTAAGTCAATGCCCATAGTAGGCTCGCCCAAAACTTCACCAGGCTTGGTGTATAATAGCATTCTTATTTTACCTGTTAGTGATTCAATAGGATCACTAACTTCCAACTTATTTGAATTATAAGATTGGTCATCAGGTGTTCTGTTATAAATATCTTTTAACATCTAACAAGAATTTTTAGTGGAAGATGTAGAACCAATCTGGACTTGCGTCGGAATCAATTTTTTCAAGAATTTCTTTTAACTCTTCTTTCCCTTCATCTTTAATAGAACTTGCATCAACTTTAATACCACCAGGTAAGTTATATTCAAAAAATCCTAAGATTCTACCCAGTGACATTTTTGCTTGGCATGTAACATAACGTTGAAACATCCAATCATCATAAAGTTTTGATTCTTCAATTTTTACAAGTGTTTGTAAAAATACATTCTTTTTTGGATCACGACCAAGAATTTTCATTCTCTTTGTGTTTTGGTTATAATCATAAGCGATTCTTTCTAAAAAGAATGCCTGTGTTAAATCCCAATATGAGTATTGAGCTGTTCTAAGTACCAAGTCATCAGATTGAAATGGTGATAAGAAAAGTTCAGATGCAATTAATCTATTGTCAGAGAAATCGGCATCAATTGTACCAAGACGAGATCCACCGTTAATTTCCTTAACTTCAAAAACTGAGATAACACATTCGGGTAATAGAACAGAACGTGTACTTTTAAATTCTTTAGCAGCAAAATCAGTTTTTGGGATAACATAATACTGTGTTTCAACAGCATATTGGTAATTGAGATAAAACCAGTTGAGCGCCTGTTTAATGATCCTTTCCATTTCCCTTTCAGGAATAGAATATGGGAGCGCGCATGAACCTGTAAGTTCATCTTTAACCATTTCGATAAGTTCAGATCTTGTCATTTACTTATTGGTCTTTTTTCTTGGCATCTTTTGCCTTCTCTACATTTTCCTTCTCTTGCTTTTCATCTTTATAAGCACCAGGAGATTCAGCTGGTTCGATTTGTTCAACGATGGCAGTTTCTTTAGATATGTTAGCTAATTTACCAATTTCACCATTACGAATTACACCACCTTTAACTTCACAGTTAATGATTTGTTTCTTGTTCTCAATAAAGCAATCTTCACAATAGTTAGATGCGTGTAAAGGAACTTCACCAATTTTACAAAAGATGAATTGGTTATCAATAGGTGCAGTAGAGTCAGTTATTCGAGAATTTCTAACTTTGCATTTGTAAAATGCTGAATGTGAAATTACACCCTCAATGTCACAAGATACAAATTCTATATCACTAATTTTGCAATTTCTAATTTTTGCACCAAGAAGTTGATATTTTGATAAGTCCGAATCGTAATTAAATTTCCCTTCACGTAAACCACCACGAACGATAAGATTAAACAGTTTCTCACGAATGTTATTCCAATAAGTTTGAATAACAGATTCATCAGCATTTAAATCAATAGCCACTTCCAATTTTGGAAATGCTTTCTTAAATGATTCTACACGAATAAACGGTTTTGCTAAGGCAGCTTGTTTTTTATACAAATCCTTGAAGTATTTTACTTCTTCTGGTGTATAATCAGTAAAGTTAAGTGTATCATGCAGATGCAAAATACAATACTCTAATATGTCAAGAATTTTCTTAGATTTCTTTTCATAATCTTTACCGCCGCAATAACGATACTCAAGATAACCTTTTTCTCTCTTTAAAAAATTTACTCCGAAATACTTTTCATCGGGTAGCGAGAAATTGTTAGAAGAAATTACAGGTGTGTTATCACTATAAAAGAAAATATCATTAGGATAGATTTCCTTTATACTACGAGCATATACGCTATCCTTTCTATCAGGATATGCGCGATAAATCATGTTTTCATCAAAGCTAAGAATAAATTTTAGCATATTAAGATTTTGAACAGTATATCTTGTAGGAAGCTTAACACCATCAATAGATATGTTTAAATGTATTGAGCAGCGTTCAGTTGTGAAACCGTTACTGCTAATCCATTCAAACACTTTTATGATTATGTTCCTAGCTTCAGGATAAGGCATCGGTCCTGTAACTAATTCACACATCTTCTTACCCCCTGAATAATCAGGTTCAAGCTTGAAGATACTTGATGAAGGTGTAACCGGCGAATGGTACAAAGGGCGAGCTTCACCAAACGAAGAAACGTTCATGGGAACCACAATTCGTTTCTTGATGAATCTTCCCATTTCTCTGGCTGTTTTAATAACATCCATTGAGCTGTAGAATTCGAATTCTATTCCAACTTTACCTGCATCAAGAACTTCAGTCTTGGTGTAATTCTTTTTAATGTTCATCTGGAATTGCAAGGAATATTTTATTGTTCTGAACTTTTTCTATTGTTACATATACTTTGTCCCCAACATTGTATTTCTTATTATGACTCTTCATATCTTTCTGAGAAATCAGACCCACAATATCTTTTTCAATTTTTACCAGTGTTCCGAAAGGTTTCACGGAGATTACTTCTCCACCTTTAATAACACCAATATTCTTTTCTCTAAACTCTTCAATCTCTGCAGAACGAATAGCAGGATTTTCATCAGTTAAGATTATTTTCTTATCTGTGGTAATTTCACGAATCCAGAATTTAATTTCTTGACCGTTTTTATATTCTCCACGGTTAAATTTGTCTTTCATATCAGGTGACATTTTACTTGTATGTAAAAGACCTGTGAATATATCATCAAACTCAACGAAGATACCGTATTTTGCCGTTCCTGTAATTAAACCAGTGTAAGCATCTTGTGTTGACAAAGATTCCATTTTCTTAGGAAGAATGTAACTAACGTATTTCTTATTAGAGAATACAAATGTGTTACTGTCCTTCAAGTAATCTTCAACCATAACAAGAATTTCTTTCCCTACATAAGAATCGAAATTAACGATCTTATTTGTTGCAGCGAGTGATCCAGGCAAGAAACCTTCAACACCAGCAACTGCAATCAAGAATCCTCCATCATTGCGTTTAATAACTTTTGCAGAGTAAGCATTTGTAGGTGACTTAATCTGGTCAAAGAATTCAGTGGTTTGTTTCTTAACATAACCTCCGTATAGTGTAACCCGTGTGTTAGGATTAGTTTCTTCTACATACAGTGTGTGACCCTGTCTAATGAAAGATTCTTTTCCTTCTGGTGTACTAATCCAAGAAACAAATTCTTCAGAATTCAATCCAAATAGACTGAAAAACTTTTTCTCGTTTTCAACTTTAATGCAAAAATCAGTGTACCCTTCGCAAGTAAACCAAACTTCTTCATTAGATACTCTACCGATACTAATAATCTTCATTAAAGCATCCTTAGTAATTTCTTTACTGACGTAAACTCCTTTCATGTATGCAAGATATGCTTCTTCAGCATACGGTTCATGACAGTAAATGCGCTCACCATACTTTTCTAGTATTACGGCGTTAGGTTTTCTTCTCTTAAATCCCCCATTGAGTGATTCCCAATTAATCTCATCGACGATTGGTTGTTTTTTGATTTCTACGTTGTTCATATATTGTTTTTTTATATATTCCTAAGATTAAAATAAGTTATTTACTATTTATGAAATGATTGCTGGTAGTGACGGTGCTGAAGTTGCTCCTGCACCCGCGGACGTTGCAACGGCTTGCCCAGGAGGAGTAATAATGGTTGCGGTTTTGATATATGTAGTTACTTCAGTAGCTATAATAGCTGATAATTCCTTTGCAATGATTGGCGCTATTGTATCAGATAGCCATTCACACGTCGCATCAGATATAGCATTTGCGTGTTCGTTTGAAACGATTCTTTTGATAAGCTCTTGTGACAATACATCAGAACCTGGTAAATCGGGCGTGTATGATAAAACGTTCTCAGTCTTATCTTTAATATTGTCATATGCATCAGATAAGTTTTTTGCATTTGATTTGGACCCTGCTAATGTTCCGCCGTCAATCTGTGTTCTTAAAGATTCTTTAACAGCTGGCTTTTTAAACTCTGTTTTAAGCTTAGCTTCTATTTTAGTTTTGAGTGCTGTTTCTAATACTGTTGATACTAATGGCATATGTTTATTATTTAGTTTTTACTACTGGTTTAGCACCTTTACCACTTAAGTGTTCGGCTGGTGTCATTGGTTTTGTGGGTGGTGATGTTGGGACCCCTATATTACCTATATGCGTATGTGTATTAAATAGAGTTTGAAACGCATCACCAAGAACGAGTTTTTCGGTTGCGCCTGCGCCAAGTTCAACTGTGTCAGTGTGATCAACGATAACCTTCTGAGCTGTGACTGTTACCGTGTCTTGTGCTGTGATATTAATTTTATCACCTACAAGTTCTATGATACTTTTTGAATCTGCGTGTTCAATTGTAATACTTTTATCAGCATTAATTGTTATGTTAGATTCTTGAAGCGTTATTTTTAATCCTATACTTGGCGTGTAGTAAATTTTCATATTCTCATCTACATCAAAGACTAATACATGAGATCCTTCATATGAATCTTGTATAGCAGCTTGAGCATCTGGATGAATATTTACTATTCCATAATATTCGGGAGAATATCTATCGCTATTTGCAAATCTTACTTTAACCAAAGTTCCTATTTTAGGAACTGATATGAATCCATAACCACCAGTACTCCCAGCAAAAGTATTATTGGTAGCTGGAAAAGCCCAAGGTAAATGTTCGTCGGGTAATGTATCAAATACACCAAAGACACGAATTCTGCAGCGTCCCATAAATTCAGGATCCGTTACATCAACGATCTTTCCTATCCAATCTTTTCCACCTAGATCATCTTTAAGTAATATGTCCTTTTCGGATTTTTGCATTATCGAGAGGTATTTTGTGAAGGGTTAGTATTTCCTGGAGGGTTTGAATTTCCTAAACCATTTCGTGTTAACTTTGTAGCAGGACCTGTAAGATTGACATTTCCTTTTGTTTCAGATTGTACAACTTTAGGAGCGATCATTTCTTCTTTACCAATGTTACCTTCTAATTTAACACCAGAATCTTTAAATGTAACAGAACCTGGTTCACCAGTAAGATTAGATTCTCCATCGAGTGTTACTTCACCCATTTCATTAGAGATTAAATCAGCAGAACCTGTAAGTGCAACTTTACCTGTAGATCCTTCAAGTTTTGTATTGTTATCTGTAAAAGATACATTGCCAGGATTACCGTTAAGATCACCGATTCCATCAAGAATTACTTGAGCAAGTTTACCTTCAGGTACTGGTGCAGCAGATAATATAGTTTTTCCAACATCACCAGTTAAACTTCCTGAACCTGTTAGTGGTACACTTGTTAATGATCCTTCAAGTTTTCCAGTTCCTTCTAACGGAATTGAACCCAGTTCCCCCTCGAGTGTAGCTTTACCTTCAAGTTTAGTTTTTCCAGGATCGCCTTCCAACACCGTGTTTGGTGATGTTAATGTTTCCTTTCCGACGTTTCCTACAAGTTGACCCATTCCTGTTAATTCTGTGTGTCCTGTATTTCCTATGATGTTTATATTCGGACTATCTAAAATAGTTTTACCTGGATTGCCATTAATTTCACCAATTCCCGTTAATTGTGTATTTCCAGGATTACCTTCAAGTTGTCCTATACCCGTAAGATCTACAGATCCCGGACTTCCTTCAAGTTGACCACTTCCTTCAAGAGTTTCAGAACCTGGGTTACCCGCAAGACTTCCTAAACCTGTTAATTGAGTTGTTCCTGGACTGCCTTCAAGTTGCGCAGTTCCTTCAAGTTGCGTAGAGCCAGGATTACCAGCAAGACTGCCGATACCATCAAGTATAACATTACCGGGTGTAGCTGGTGTTGATACAGG